ATGCCTTGTTGTTTTGCATTATTCAACATCCTCAACGCTGTACATCCCTAAACATTAATTCCCCTCAAGATTATAATTGTATTAATGTGATGGGCAAAACTGAGGTTTCTTTAAAGTATGATCAGTCAATGTACGGAAAACCAAAATGTGCTATGTTTACGGCAAAACCTCCATTCGTTAATCAGCGAGGTTTAAGCACAAATAAAAGGCGATTTAAGCCTCGTACAGAGGGGTTGCAAAATCTCTCTGTACGAATACTACCAAATTTAACAAAACGCTTTGTATGAAGCTTATAAGGAGAAAGTGAAAATGAGAAAAAAAAGTAAAGGCGGTGGTCAATACCACTTCATAAACATGGGTGCAAGAGAAGCACATAAAGATTTAGTTAAGCGTAACAGTCGCATGACACCTCAGGAATTAGAGATGGATGAAAGGTTTGAAGATGTTCCTGAGAAACTATCTAATAGAGATAGAGACTATGGAAAAGTCGTAAGAGTCCCAACCTCAGAAATTGTTTACAGAAGAAATGGCAGTCATTTTGATGAGTAAAAGTTAATTTTAACTTTTGGAAAAGTTAAGGGCGATCTTGGAGGAGACCGCCCTTTATTGCGTAAGAAGTGAGATGCGAGAAACAATCACTTGATTGGAACATAATGCCCCCCTTTTAATAAGTCAACCATTTAACCAACTTTCATAAAATTCTTTTATTGGTTTGACTATTCCCCATATATTTTTTTTTATAAATTCAATATCCAATTTGCTTAATTCTTTATCAGTTATTATTTTTAATAACATTTTGTAACTAGGCAGGTCTCCTGCTTGTTTAGACCAAGCAAAACATTCACTAACTTTCCGCCTTAATATTTCATTATCATTGTTTAAGGTGTCGTATGTAGACGTAATTCTAGGATTGTAACTTGATGCCCTCACTCCAACCATACCTGATTTGTGATAATCCATCTGAAACTTATCTAGCACCATAAAATTTTCTAGCGATATACTATCATTAAGTAGCAATTTATCTAAGCAAGTCTGATCTATTACCCTCATTCTAACCTTATTAGACTTGCCAACGAACTCAGGTTTTACAGTCTTATTGTTAAAATGGAACTTCTTCGTCATCTTCTTTTTCATAGTAATTCTTATACTCAGGTTTAGAAATTACATTTTTGTTTTTATTCTTAGACAAAAAATAACTGTCAGGAGCAAGCATTTCCTCAGAATTTTCTAAAGTATTCATACTATTATATCTTGACGTAATTTTGTCAAATGAAAGACCAACATCCCCAATAGATCCCACCCAAGAAAACCTACATTTCCAAATCATTATTTGGCTTATGCTTGATGTTGACGGATTAGGTCTATGAACAGTAAGCCCAACATCAGCCTTGGCAAACCAACTCGCAGATCCTGATATATCATATCCCTTTGGTGGTGGCACAGTACCATCGTCTTTCCTCATCATTTTTGTTGGATGAGCCACAAACCATATGTGTATGCCATGAGCCTGAGCAAAAACTCTTAGGTTAGTCAGCATATCAGAAATCCAATCTGTTTCTGAAGATGCCATATCACGAGCTATGTAGTTATATGGATCTATAACAACTCCCCTCACACCATGTCTCATTACTGCCACTTTCATTCTTTCCATTATGCTTTCCAAAGTGGATAAAGAACCATCAGCCTGATACAAAAAAGAAAAATGATCTTGCACAAATTTCTTTCCCTTTATTAAATCTTCTTTTGTTAATTTTGGTGTGATGCCCTCAAAAAATGGCTTCCCAATATGTTTACTTATTAGCTTGGCTATGTGTATTCTTGGCTCGTTTTCAAATGAACAAATACCAAACTTCCAACCTTTTTCTTTTGCTATATTGACCATAATCTGATCAACAAATTCAGACTTACCGCTTGATGGATGCCCAGTAACTACTGTTAATTGCCCCTCAACAATCGTGTATAGCGGATCTACTTCATTGTATCCAGTAGACACACCTGATCCCACTCCTTTTTCATATATCTCATCGACCTCATCATAAAAATGAGATGCATCATAAAGACCTGATACTGGGTAAGGCTTTGGGTTTGAAGCTATTTCATCAAGTTTTTTTCTGCCATACTTCACCAACACTTCATTGGCATCTTTGCAGTCCTCAGGATAATCAATTTTAAAACATTTATCCTTGCCAACTCTCCTTGCTATTTCTTCAGCCATAGCCTGACCTGACTTGTCGCTATCCATAGCTATAACTATCTTGTCGCAAAGCTCTAATTTCTTTTTGGCATTCCAAATAAATTTAAATTTGCCATCTTCATGTGCATCAATCTTGCCATCCACAACTTTCATTACTGCCCCATGAGGGATAGAAACTACTGATTTGTAGCCAACTTCAATGAAAGAAAGTGCATCCATTTCCCCCTCACAAATAATTATCCAATCATTGGTCTCAACATTGTCTATGTTAAAAAAATTTATAGCTGAACCCTGAGAAGAAAATCCTTTGTTTGGGAAAGATCTCATCTTGGCAAATTCAGTTTTCCCATTTGTTATGTATGGAAAAACCAAGCAAGGCATCTCTTTTCTTTCAGATGCAATGTAATGATTTTTAAATTTAACTCCAACTTTTTTGGCTGTTTCTTCGGATATACCTCTGCTTTTTAAATAATCAATACTGCCATTATCTACTGATAAATCAGACCATTTTTTGTCTACGGCATGAACCACATTGTCCCTCCTTATTAGCCTAAAATTATTCTCTCCTATTTTCACAGAACCATTTTGATTACAATGCCAACAGTTAAAAATTACTTTAACAGTATCAACTTTAAGTGACATTGTTTTTTGATCTTTTTTCTTTCGACTTGAAGAGCAAAAAGGGCAATTCACTTTGTGTTGCCCATTGCCTAAATTAAGAGCTTTTGCCCTTATATCTGATGATAACTCCATATTTTTCTCCTACGCAATTCGGAAAAGATAATTCTATAAAAAATCTTAGTCAACGAAAAAAAATATTATTTTTAAAAGTTTGAAAAACAGTCAGATAGAAAATTCCCCGCTTTTTATCAGCATGTGTTTCAAAAGTTAATTTTAACTAATACTAGTATTACTAGTTATAACTAGTATATATATTATATATATTTATAACTAGTATTGTTATAACTAGTTGAACAAGCTTCTACTTTGAATTGTCTTTTTTAATCTTTCGCCCAAGTACCTAGCGACCAAAGGTTTACTTGTGGCTATTTCCACTAAATGCCTTTTAAGTTTGCTTGCATTTAATTCAGCCATATCACAAACATCCTCGTAATCTTTACTCTCCATCCATTGGGCAACTGATAATTTTTCTTTTGGATTCCCTAAGTAAAGATCAGAAATCGCTTGGCACATCACATGTTTCCAAAGGCGACACTCTGACATGAGTTCTAGGTCTCTCTCTATCCAGTCCCCAATATACGTGCTTTTGCTTAACCTGTCTGTCATTAGCATATATTTTTCCTTGCATACAATCCAAGATAACACTTTCGTCTAAGTCTGGTCTTCTTGAAGAGTAGTATATAATTAACTCTACTTTTACATCATTTTCAATAAGTATTTCTAATTGTGGGCATTGCAGAGCAAAATTTTTCTCATATTGTCGTGCTTTGTCAGATTTAATTAAGGCAGGTCTTTTGCCAAATGTGACTATTTTTCTTGAGTTTGCTTTGCTTGCAGGCTCACCCTCGATAATAAAATTTATTTTTTTTTGGGTTTTTATTGACATATTTGGGAGTTCCTATTATCTATAAAGTTGCGTAAGGAGAAAAGACATGAAGATAACCAATAACTTTGGTATGCCACAGCCTTTTGTGGACTTTGCCATAAATGATAAATACAGTAAAGGATTAGCTGACATATCTGTCACAACGCTAATCGACAGTCCCAAAATTAGAATAATGAAAGAAAAGCATGACAATGATATCGAGGTTGATGCTGTCGATATGATTTGGGCATTGTTTGGTACTGCGGTGCATTCAGTATTAGAAAACTCAAAGCAGTCAGATGATACGATAACTGAGGAAAGGCTTTATTCAAAGATTGATGGTTGGATATTATCAGGTGCTGTGGATAGGCAAGAGATTACAAACAATGAAGACGGATCTAAAACTGTAAACATAATTGACTACAAGGTTACATCAGTTTGGTCTGTGATATATGGGAAGCCTGATTGGGAAAAACAATTAAATTGTTATGCTTATCTTGTTTCTGAAAAGAATGCATTTTCAAATATTAAAGTTGGCAGTCTTAAAATATGTGCAATCCTGAGGGATTGGAACAGAAGAGAAGCTGAAAGAAAAGAGGATTACCCTAAAGCACCTATAGTTTTTGTTGATGTGCCTTTGTGGGATCATGGAAAGGTTTCTACATACATAAGCAAAAGAATGAGACTGCATCAAGAAGCTCAAATTTTATATGACGTTCATGGCGATTTGGGCTTGTGTAGTGATGATGAAACTTGGAAGAAGCCTGATACATGGGCTGTAAAGAAAAAGTCTCAGAAAAGGGCTTTAAGGGTCTTAGAAAGCGAAGAAGAAGCAAGCAATTATATTGAGTGGCACAAAAAAACAGAGGATGCCTATTCCCCAAAAAGAAAAACTGAGTATGAGATTGAGTTTAGGAAAGGTGAACATACTCGATGTGGTAGCTATTGCTCAGTATCTGAATTTTGTAACCAACATCAGGAAAGGATAAAGAATGGTTAATAAAAAAACGGACAAGAAAAGTCCTAAAAAGATTGTAAGAAAGGTAAAATCAAGTGGCTTGGTTAAGCTAAAGCCAAAAATAACAAGTAACAGACCAAAGGATAGATCCCTTATCGCTGAGCATATAGTGCAAGCTACTAGCAAGGGAAAGCCAATAGAAGTGTTCTTCTTGTTAAAGTGGTACACAAAAATAAAAGATAAAATTAAATTATGGATGAAATCATGAAGAATAATATACCTGACAAAGTTGTTGAAACTTTAAAAGAAATAGGAATGTCGCATGATGATGCAGGGTGGAACTGTCATGGAACTTATGTACTTTTGCACAAGGCTTTAGAAAAAGTTGCTGTCGCTAGGAACATTAGGTTTGATGCCCCCACAATATTGGAATGTGACAGTAGCAAGAGAATTGTTAGCCTAATGGTCATGGGGCATATGGGAGATAAATCTGAATGGTCTATTGGAGAAGCTTCCCCATCTAATAACAAAAATAGTTATCCTTATGCAATGGCTGAAAAGAGAGCTAAGGATAGGGTTATACTTAAATTGGTTGGTCTTCATGGTGATGTTTATGCAGAGGATGAAGCTGACAGTTTTAAAGAAGAAAGACCTAAAGAGATAAAAGGCGGAACTTTAGAAACCGAAGACAAGGATGACTTGCCTGAGGCAACTTTTGTCTATCCCAATGATGAAGAAGAAATAGTCAAAGGTATAGAAATGATAAAGGAAATTTTTATAACATTTTTGCCTGCACAAAATAATAGGTCTGAGTTACTTGGTTTTTGGAAAAATAATAAAGAGCCAAGAGACATATTAAAAAAACTATCACTCAAAGACTACGAAGAAGTAGAAACTGCTTTCAAAAAGAGAGCTGAAGAAATCGTCAACAACAAAGGAGAAAACGATGATGGAAAATAATCAATACCCCGCTACGGGAGGACTGTTTGTCCAAAAAGAAAAAAGATCAGAGAACAGCCCTGATTACTCAGGTATGCTTTCGCTAGAAATTGAGGTTGTGGATGATCTTATTAAGCAAAAGCAAGAGGGTATATCTCAACCAAAGATTAATTTAGTTGGTTGGAAAAAGCTGAGTAAAGCAGGAAGCCCATACCTAAGAATAATAGGTAATGTTGAAAGGGATAGACAAGAGAATAATCAAAATAATTTTCAGTCAAATAAACAACCAAAATCTAATAATGTTTTAGATGATGACATACCATTTTAGGAGTTATTTATGGAAGAAGAAAATAAAGTACCAAGTGTAAGTTTTGAGGCTGTAAAAACCTCAATGATGCAAGATAAAAACGGAACTAACATAAGGCTGACCATACATCCTAATGATGTACCTCAAGATCTTCATAAAGATTGGATTGGTTCTAGGTATATGGTTGTCATGGTTAAGTTAAATGAAGACGGAACACCTGATGAAAGGAAAGAAGATGACAGAAAAAAAATCGCTCAATAAAGCTGATACAAGTGCTGAATATCTAACTCTAGATGGTGTTGCCAAGCTATTAGATATAAGCAGAATGACCTTATACAACATAAGGAAAAATGAAAGCTCTAACTTTCCAAAAGGCTTTATTATAGTAAAGTCAGAGAAAAATAGACCTTTGCAACTTTATAAAAGAACCGACATTATTGATTGGCTTGAAAACAAAACGCCTAGAAGTTGATTTTAACTTATGGCTAGATCTTTATATGAAACTTCAAAAGATAGAAGATCAGAAAAACAAATACTAGACTATGTCTCAAAATGCTGGGGCATAGTCTATCACAAACTTCCCATGTCATATAAGTTAGATTATTCAATATATCGCAATGAAGACCTTGTTGGCTGGGTAGAAGTTAAATGCAGAACCCATAACTTTGGGGCATTTCCAACATATATAATATCATTGTCAAAAGTTTTAGAGGCAAGAAAGCTAAGTAAAGAAACAAACAAAAAATCAATTCTTTTGGTATCGTGGCTAGACGTATTAGCTTACTTAGATTTATCTTCTGACTTTGATGTAAAGCAAGGCGGTAGATATGATAGGGGCGATTGGCAAGACCAAGAACCAATGGCACATTTTAAATTAAAACATTTTAAAAAAATAGGAGAGATTAATCAATGAGATTAGCCCATGGATTTGATAAAGCTTTTGTTGGCACTACAATAAGTGCATTTGGAAGAAAGCAAGTTGCATTATATGATTATGATAAATGCATATTGATACTTATGGAAAAAAACAAATGGTCAGAGGAAGATGCCATAGAGTACTTTGACTTTAATGTAATCGGTGCATGGGTTGGAGAAACTACACCCATATTCATAAATCAACATACCATAGAAAATATAGAGGATTATAGGGAGAATAATGATGACTAAAAAAGATAACGTGAATAGACCTAGCCACTATAGAAAAGGTAAGGTTGAGTGTATAGACGCAATTAAAAGTGCTACTGGAGATGGATATCAATTTTACCTACAAGGGAACATAATTAAATATATGTGGAGATTTAACCACAAAAATGGTTTAGAAGATTTACAGAAAGCTCAATGGTATCTATCGGAACTAATTAAAACTAAAAAGAAATAGGAACGTATACGTATAGACACCGCAGGCAATGTAGGTGTTGGTACGGAAGCACTAAGCAACTTTACCGCAAACTTTAATAATGATAGTAGTTGATGCAAATAAGCCATTTATCCTACAGCAACGTTATTATAACCAGTAGTTAATCGTTTACCTGCTTTTCATAATCAATAAGCATTAAAATACAAAACTTTTTCTGGCTGCGTGAAACATAAGTGGTTAAATCGCAAACTTTTAAAACAACAAAAGTTAAAATTAACTTTTAGCCTGCCTTTTTGAACCCTGCCGACCTCATTAATATTAATCCCATTTGCTGAAGTTCTTTTATTTTATCTTTTCTTAGCCTTATAAGATTTTGCTTTGTGTCCTCAGGTATCCTTGGATTCTTTTCTATTTCTCTTATCTGTCTTACCATTCTATTTCTAGCATTATCTATTGCCTTCAGTCTGCCTGCTATACTAAGTTCTTTTTTGTATTTGTCGTACATAGCCATAACTTCTTCTGTCTTGCCTGACTTCTTGGCTAAATCGACTCTTGCTAGTATTGTAAATAGATCTTGCCTATTATCTAAATAATTTCCAGTATCTTGTCTTGAAGACGGAGATGCAATCACCTTTCTGGCTAGTGGGATTGTGCTGAATATACTTACATCTAAGTCACCTTTTAAAAGATCTACTACATTTAGAGGCATCTCAGCTGTTCTCTGTACAAATCTTCCCGCACCACCAGTTAAGTAGTCCATCCAAAACTCTATGGCATCAGGAGAGAAGTCAGCTAGACCGCTTTCTACTTCGTCTCCTCCAGTTAGCGTATTAAGTGCGTTTGCAATAGCTTTTGGTATTCTTCCTGTATTTGACCAATACTGCTGACTGTCAGGTTTTGGCGTGGATGAAAATGTTGGGCTTTCTTTATATATTGGGTCGCCCTTATAATCTTCGTTGATAGCCAAACTGATGAATGGATCAGCAACTGTAGGGGCGGCGAATGTCAAGAAGT